ACGAATACAAGAAGTCTATTCCCGGTACGGCACCGGACACCAAAGGCCGACGTGTTGTATGATTCTGGCGGAGGGGGTGACGTGTATGAACCCCCTCCAAAGGAAGAAAGGAACTTATGCAGGGAATTATTTTAAAGATAGTGAAGTGGCTGATTCAATACGTTGACGGGTATTCGGTTCATAAGAACCCCGGCAAGAGGAAAAAATAAAACCCGACCGTTCGCGCATGAAGATTGGATAACCGGCTGACGCGGTATGTAGGCCGCTAAAGATCGTATAAGGCGCGGCGGCGGGGAAATTAAGGAGGTAGTATGGAAAAGGCTTTGTGGTTGGAGGAGAGGCGAAAAGGAATTGGCGGTAGCGACGTGGCCGCGATCATGGGCTTGTCGCCGTGGAAAACAGCGTATCAGGTTTATAGAGAAAAAAGAAAGGAGGTTGAAGATTGGTCCGGAAACGATTTGACGGACTGGGGCAAACGCATGGAACCAGCAATCCGCCAATGGTATTCCGATAAGACAGGCCGCGACGTTCGCCTGCCCGATAAAATCATGTATCACCCGCAACACCCGTTCATGTTGGCCTCATTGGACGGCTTCACCGACGACGGGCGCGTGGTGGAAATCAAGACAGCTCGCAGCGGGCGCGATTGGGGCGAACCGGAGACGAATCATATCCCGGATTATTACGCCGTCCAGGTCCACCACTATATGACCATCACCGGATTTCAGGTGGCGGACATTCCGGTTTCCATCGCCGGCGGATCACCATCCCTTTACATTGTCGAGGCGGATAAAGAAATCAGTGAAATGATTATTGAAGCCTGCGCGAAGTTTTGGGAGCGCGTTCAGAGCGGCAACCCTCCCGATCCTGTCACCTATGCCGACGCCGTGGCGCGTTTCGGTAAAATCAAAAGCGACGGGTCAATCATTGCCACAACTGAATTGATTGAAGCTATCGCCGGGTTGAAACAAATCCGGGCGCAGCTTGGGGCAATGGAAGACGCAGAAGAAGCGGTTAAGGCAAAATTGATTATCGCACTGGGAGATCAGGCCGACACGATCATTGACAGCGCCGGGCAGACGCTTGTCACGTACAAGCTGGCTAATGGCCGAAAGTCCTTTGACGCGAAGGCTTTTGAGAAAGACCACCCGAACCTGTATTTGAAATACATCAAAACCAGCGAACCGCAGCGCCGGTTCCTCGTTAAATAACGAAAGGAGCAGTATTATGAACGGAAACACAGCACCCGCAATTTATGACGCGCCAGTGGCGACAAGACCGGCAAACGCAGGAGCCGCTCTGGTGGCGGTAGAGCAGGAACGCGCCATTGCCGAAGTTCAGGCGGCAATTATCCTGGCAAAAAAATTCCCCCGGAATCAGATCGAGGCCCTCGACAGGATCACGACCGCCTGTCAGCGCCCTTCCCTTGCAGAGCAGGCGCTTTATTCCTACGCACGCGGCGGATCAGAAATCACCGGCCCGTCCATCAGGCTGGCCGAGGCCATCGCGCAAAACTGGTCGAACCTGCAGTTCGGCATCAAGGAACTTGAACAGCGCAACGGGGAAAGCACGGTTCAGGCTTATGCTTGGGACATGGAAACGAACGTCAAACAGGAAAAGACATTCCAAGTCAAGCATGAACGCTATACGAAGAAGGGCAAATACGCCCTCGAAGACCCCCGCGACATTTACGAAATGACGGCCAACCAGGGAGCGCGACGCCTCCGAGCCTGCATCCTGGGAATCATCCCCGGCGATGTCGTCGAGGCCGCCGTCGCCCAATGTGAGCAGACCCTGAAGGCCAAGGCCGACACCTCCCCGGAGGCCCTCAAGAAGTTGGTGACCGCCTTCGAGGCGTTCAAGGTGACGAAAGAGCAGATAGAGAAACGCATTCAGCGCCGCCTGGACACGATCACCCCGGCGCAAATCATTCAACTGCGGAAAATATACAACAGCCTGAAGGACGGGATGTCCGGCCCTGCGGATTGGTTCGAGATGTCCGCTCCCGTTGAGGAACAGAAAGGTGCCGACTCCGCCGCCGCCCTCAAGGAAAAGGTGCGCCAGAAGATCAAGAAAGAACCTGATCTTCCCGACGTTCCCGAGCCGGAAATTCTCTCCGCCCCCTGTCCCAACAACGGGGAACAGTTTTTGGCCAGCTACTGCGCCGGCTGCCCGGACCGGAAAGGCTGCCCCGCGTGGTGACAATGCACCTACCGCAATACCTCCCTCCTCAGAAGGCCCGCCGGAGCCTACCAAAAGGAATCCGGCTGCAATAATAACGGGGCTTAATAAATGAAAGTATTAGTCGCTTGTGAATTTTCGGGTATAGTAAGAAATGCTTTTATCGCCAGGGGGCCTGATGCGGATAATGAAGGCATTGGCACAGCCGTTGGAGTTCTCAGGGAGATTGTCGGTATAGAATAGCAAATACATGGTATAAAATGTTTGTCCCATTTTTTACTCCCATTTAAGATTCAATTAAAACTATGTCGGGATTGTCGTTTTTTATTGTAGTCAGGGTTTTTAGAGCTTCACTCGAAAGACGAGCAAAAGCCATCAGAGCTTTTTCAGAATTATTGCGCTGTTCTTCTTGCGCCTGTTGTAATGAGATTGTCCGATTATAAAGGTCTTGAACCATCATCATTGTGCGCCGCTTCGCGCAATCCTTGACAAGTTTTGCTTCCCCCTCTAAAGGAGTCCACCAACCTTCAAGATAATTTTCGCAATCTTCTGGAAATTTGCATGGGACATCTAAAACCGCCGCCATGCTTCGCATTAGTTTTGCATGGTTACATTGTTCGACATTACAAGTATTTTCCATTACTTAGTCCTTTGTGCAAATAATTCCAACCTGTGCAAGTGGCCGGTATGTTGATCCGTGATTATGAGCCTGACCGCCGCCGACACTTTCGGTGAATACGGTTATTTCGCCGCCATAATAAGCGCTTATATTGTAGTCTCCAGAACAGACATTTCCAGAACCAGCACAAGCATCTTTCTGCCCGTGCGTGTGGCTCGGCATTTCGTCTACCGTCAAAGTGTGGTCCGGCTGCGTCCATGTGCCGGCTTGATTACCGCCACTTACATTGTAAGCCTGTGAACCGCCCTTGACTGCAAGAAGGGCGTCAGCGGGAGTGCTATCAAGTGTCCATCCGCTCGGAGCCGTGTTTTGATAGAACCACGCCTTTGTTCCACTTGCGCCCGTTAAGAAATTTGTGATTCCCAAAGTAGCCCGCGCCGTTGCCGCGTCCGCATCATCCAATAGAGTCCGAATAAAAGACGTCAATGTTGCAAGAGATGCACTCCCTGAACCCGTAAAATAAGGGAGCTTATCTGCTGCTGACGTAAGACCGGCAAGAGCAGTCAATTCTGCATCAGCCGCCTGTTTCCCAGCCAACAACGAATCAATTTCAGATTCCGTGTAATATCTGGAATCGTGCGTGTGGCTTACTGTTGCATACACCCCCGAATGGTCATGGCTTGCCGGAGCATAAACTCCCGAGACGAGCTGAAAATTAGTGCCATCATAGACCACCACTACTACCTGCCCCGCCTTTATGTCGCCGTCACCAAGGGCGTCATCCTTCTGCTTCTTGATCGCCTTCGCTCCCAGGCCATTGACGTTGAGAGTTGCCGCTCCGGTGTTGGCCGTATTGGCCGTGAACACCACCATCATCCCGGTAAAATAGGCTGCCGGAGCGGGGTCGAGGGTAATGGCATAGCTGTCGCTTGCCCCGGCATCCGCAGCAAATTGCGACCCCTGGAATCCGGCGAGGGTGTGCTGCCCATCGTTGCCATGATCCACCAATGCCAATCTATTCAGCGTATCGATTTTTGTAGGGTGCCCCGCCCCTACCATTTCCTCAGTATATTGTATTCGCTGATCCGCCATGATTTTCCTCCTCCTTAATATACCGTCATATCTCTATCACTGCCTGCGTGGATGGACCCGTCCGCCAGATACGTCCCATCGGCCAAATAGGCCACCATCAAATAGTAGGGCGTCTGTAATGCCCGAAAAGCAATCTTCCCGTCGTTGAAATCTCTTGCAGCACCAATGACTTTCCACTGTTGATTTAGGAGCGGTTGCTCTGTCGTGTCATAGATGGTATCTGCGGAAAAAATAACGATATCCCCAATATCGCACCCCACCCGGCGCAAGGTTTGATCCTCTATTTCGATTTCGTAAATGGGGACCTTGAGTTTGGACACGATAATATCCTGAATGGTCTGCACCGCCGTTTTGTCACGGCACCAGTAGAATTGATACGGCGTTCCCGGTTCCCTCGCCCCATAGATTCCCTGGCTAATGGCACTGGCATGAGCAGAATCATCAATATGCGCCTTAAATCCGCCAGACAGCCAGGAATAACGGTAATTGCAGGGGCAGCGGTTGATGATGTTCCCGAGCCTTTGCACCGCGCTCAACATCTCCGCCTCGCCTCGCGGGATTACCCCGGCCTGTCCATATTGGTAAGGGAGGTTATTGTCATCAATCTCCAGTACCAATTCTCCGTCGCCGTCCAGGTAGGCACCACCCAAAAATGACGCCATCATCTCGGTGATCGTCTCCCATATCTCCACATCATCAATGATGACACCTGCTGCGACATAGGATTGCGCATCAAATACCTGCGCCGCCCGTGCCTTGGCCGTCGCTTCATAAATTGCCGATGTGAAATCATTTTCGACCGTCAGGAAGTCGTCAACAATATCCACTATGTTGTCCATCAGAGTCGCCCCGCCGCTCATTGTAGGCTTTCCCTTTCCGCGAACGGAGATGACGCTTCCGGCCTTGGAACTCGTGAACGTGATAGTGGCAATTATCCCTTCCCCTTCATAGTCAATGGCCTCATCGAACAAGTAATCAGCCGGATCGACTTCGACATCATTTTCGTACACGGTGATGCTGTTGCCGTTCGCCACACTCAACACCTCATGCCCGGCGAAGCAATAGACGTAATTGTCGGTGTCGATGCAGGGGCATCCCCATAGGCCCAAGGTGCCGTCGGTGAGATCGCCGTACACGATGGGCAAGCGGTCATTGGTATTCAAGGGCTTTGCATACCGTCCGGCCCGCTTCAGATAGAAGGTGTCGGTCAGTAATTTCCCCGATGCGCTGGCCGTCCCGCGCTCGTCGGCCTCGATGGTCATGATATGCCCCATGTCTATTTCGCTGATGACGCCGGTGAACAGATTGATGTGGGAGGCATAGGGATCCGCCTCGAAACCGCACCGGATAGCAATAGGGCGTCCGATGAATGGCTCCTTGGCCGTAAGGCGGGAGAAATAGCCGTCGGAATTGTCGAGCTGAATACTGATATGCTGCAATTGCTTCCCGCTATAGGCGGCCAGCACATCGTCTTTCTTGGGCTGAATAGTCCGCTCAAGTCGCCCCATGTCCAGCACCCGCGCCGACTTGTCGATCAATCCGATTGTCTCTGATCCGGCAGTATATGAGCCATCCGCTGTAACCGAACCGTCGGCGATATATCCAGAAATGTCAAACACCTCTGCCAATTCCTTAGATGCATAAGCCCGATAACCGAGATGGGTCGTAATCATGACATAGGTAATAGGCGCCTCTCCCCGGAGCAATCGCTTATGGAATGTGATCGGCACTCTATACACTTCTCAGCACCTCCACCATTGTCAGGGGCATGTCATAGTAGGTCCGCACCCGGTGATTGATCGGCAATCCTTCCAGCCTCACAAGGTAAAAGTCGCTTGGCGATGCCGAATCCTTGTTGAAATAAAACGGGTTGAATTTCCCGGTTGCCCTGTCGGTAATGGCTGCAAGTAAAGTCCGCATAAGGGACACATCCGCCGCGTCCATGACCTTGAAATTGAAGCGCCATGTGGCGCGGGTATTATAGAATCGATCCCGCCGGATGCCATAGCTGGTAGTGTTGCTCTGCATGAGATATTCAATATTCTCAGAAAAGCCATTACTGAATGTCCTGGACATCTCCATGTAACTGCCCAGGAGTAGCTCTCCGATCTCAATGTAGCCGTCGGTATTGGCCGCATCAGTAACTGACAGCCGCCAGTGACGCTTTGCGGTGGCCGCCGATAGGTAATGCAGGATTTTTTCATCCGCCCAAGCGACGGCCTCCGAGAATTGCGCCGCACCGCCTCCGCCGCTGTCGAAGGTGGCCGCATCATCGGCTTCCAGCAGTAGGGTGGCAGCCGCAGTGAAATTGTGGTCATATACCGCCAGCGCTTTGACTTCCTGCGCCGATCCCAGGTCAATTGTGATGGTATTGGGAGTTTCCAAATCCTTTGATCGGTAACGGTGATCCCGGTCCAGGTCCAGCATCTTCCCGGCGTTGAACAGGTTGATGCCCTTCAAATACCACTTGTCGCCGACAACAAAGTCGGCTCCACTGCCGGAAGACCAGTTCACCTGCACGCCACTGTTCAGGGTAATGTTAGTCGCCGATGTCGTTACCCCAACGGCATTCCATGAGCCGCCGCCGTCAGACCATCGGAAAGTGGCCTGCCCCACTTCCGCCCCACCTGCGACGGAGTCGATCTCCAGGATATATTCCTTGTCGGTCGATCCGCTGTAATTACCGGAAGGGTTCAAAGCGGCGCTGCCGGTGCCCTCTTTTAAGGCCGCCGTGACCAGGCCATACCGCAACGATGATACCGTCAGCATGGATTCATCGGTAATCAGGTTGTTATAAAGGAACCGGCATTTGCCCATCTTTAGTGCCCCCATGCCCGCAGTTTTTCGAGGCGCGGGTAAATCTGCTCTGCAAATTCATTCATGGTTTTCTTGTCCGCCACCGTCGCGTATAGATTGAAAACGTAGGTGTTCCCGCCGCCCTTGCCGGCCAGCCTTTGCCGGTTTTCATCCTTAGTGATGACCGCCTCTCCCTGATGAGTATTGACCAGATAATTGTCGCGGGGAATATAGTCTATGCCGGATCGGGCAGACGGTATATATCCACCCATGCCGATGATGCCGTTCAGGTCGGAAAGCATGGAGAGAATTTCCAAACCGGAAATTCCTGCCAGGTTGAATCCGAGCCGCCCCGCAAAACCCTTCCCGACTCCGCCCGGAATTGAACCTGTCAATCCCTTAAGTGAATATTTCAGTATGTCCTTGCCGAGGGACTTAATGAACGTCTCCATCTCCGATTCGGTAGCGATCTTGCTCATGGCATCAAATACTGTTGACAGGCTTTCCGCTGTAGTCCCGGCGGCGAAGTATTCTTCCGGGCTTCCATGACCCCCTAAAGAAGGAGACCATTGCGAGGTATCCATGAACCCAGATAACGCATCTTTGGCATACTGGGCGACATAGGCCGATGCCGCCGAAATGACAGCGGTCTTGATAGCCGCCCCGATATTGTCCGTTACACCATACGTTACCAGGCCCGACAGAGCCGCAGGCCCTAAGATGGGGAAAGCTGCATTAGCAATGGCATAGCCTGCCGCCTGTCCCACAACCGGGACTAAAGGCCCCAAAGTCTCATTGATAGCGCCGAAGAACCCCCCGAGACCACCACCACTATCCCCCTTCAGGCCAGTTCCCCATTGTTCCAGGCGCGACCCCACTACCTTATTGCTGGCAACCTGATAGACCCAGGAATCCACGTTTCCAGGGCGCTGATAATCTATCCGATAATACCCATCAGGGTATTTCCCGAGCGCCACATTGAGGGCAAATACATCATAGGGCGTCTCATTACCGAGCTTGTAGGGTTCGTCAGGGCCCTGCATCGGGCGCATGTGGAATGGATTGGTAACCGCGACATCATTCGGCTCAAGATATTTTTGGATTGTGTACGGCGTCAGTCCCCCTATATATTCAGGGTTATAGACCCATGCCATTTCATCGCCGCGTTGCCATTCCTTGACAGGTTCGCCATACTCGTTATACCGCGTCACCCACCCTCCCAAAGCGTATCCCGGAGCCTTCCCAAACGACCGGATATAGTCCAATATCTCGCGGGTGTCTGCATTTACCGCCGTCCGGGGAATAATGTATTCCCCGGGAGACAGCCAGGCAGGGACCTTGTCGTTGCGCTCATCGTTCCCCGGATAGGCCGCCACACCCTGAACCATGCCGCCCTGTGCGAAGTTGACCCCAATGTATTTCCCCAGGTCTAAACTGTCGGCCAGACCCAAGACCCTATTGATGGTGGAGAGGACCTCGAACCCGCCCTCTGCCCAGATCGTGCCGAATTGCAGGACGATCTTCTCGGTGATCATCTGCGCCACCATGTCAAAGAACTTCGCCCGCACCTTGTCCCAGATCATGGTGGAGTAGTCGCCGATTGATTGGAGCTGCCCTTTGTAGGCGTCCTCAAAGACGGTGGAGAAGGTAGAGGACATGCCCTCCGTCATGGCCTTGAAGGTGTCATAGCCGACCTGTCCCCATTTTGTCTGCCGCATGGAGATTTCGTCTATGCGGGCCTTCATCCCGGCGAAAAACTCATCAGAGGACTTGCCGCGTTCGATGTCCTTCTTCTTCAGTTCGTTGGTCTTCCAAGCGGCTATCGCCACCTCGTATTTTGCGGCATCCTCCGCGCTGGTCATTTCGTCAATCAACAGCAGTTCATAAGCCTGGGCACGGGAATCGAGGAGGGCCTCCTCGACGGCATAGTAATCGCCGGCGTAAGCCTCCAGGTCTTTGTAGAGGTCTTTCGTTGCCGTTCTCTGCCGCTCCGCCCGATCAAGGGCCTCCTTCTCCGCCTTCTCCTCAGTAGCCAGCATAGCCTCTTGCTTCTTCTGGGTGTCCGCCTCCCAATCCGACAGAGTCTTCTTATATTGCTTGAAAATTTCATCGTTGAGATTGATCAGTTTTTCTTTGCGCAGTTCGGCGATTTTCTCTTCCGCTACCCCAGCCTCCTTGTATTTGTTCAGCCCGACCTCGATCTCCGCCGCCTTCCACTCGTAGTAGGTGCCCTCATACTGTTTACGGTTGGCGAGGGTCTTTGCGAGTTCATCGGCGAGTTGCTTTTCGGCATCCTGCATTTTTTTCGCTGCTTCTTTGGCCGCTTTCGTGGTGGTATCGGACGCTTCCCGCTTCTTTCTCTCGGCATTTATGGCCGCCTGGGCCGAAAGCTCCGCCGCCGATATGGAGGATGATTTCACCTTATCAATGTTACCGACTATACCCTCTTTGGTCTGCTCAACATTGGCATCAATCTCTTTGAGTCGCTTTTTCAGGTCAGCCGTCGAAATAAGTCCCCATTGCGTCGGGTCTGTGTATTTTGCCGCATGGGTCAAGACGGCATCGAGCTTATCCACCCATCCGAACACTTCCACGGCGCTCATCTGGAGGCCACCGATGAAGGCCGTAATATATGGGGCTGCTTTTTGGATTATCCCCAGAAAGTCAGTGAATACGGGAAGGATTGCCTCACCCATCACTGCCTTAGTCTCGAAGAAGGCGTTGTTGAAACGATTGATTGCCGCCTGGCCTCCCTTTGCCGCCTCTATCGCGGCACTCCCATAGGTTTCATGTAATTTTTCGGCCAGGAGGGGAAGCATTTCCGAGGCCGTCACTTCCCCCTTTTTCAACATATCATCGAGTTCCGCCGTGGTAACGCCCATCGCCTGTGCTGCCATGGCAAAGGCACCGGGGAGCCGCTCACCCAACTGTCCCCGGAGTTCTTCCGCCTGTACCTTCCCCTTCGACATCATCTGTGAAAGAGCCAGGAATATGCCGCTCGCCTGCTCCGTGGGAAGCCTCAGCGCTGTTGCCGCTTCCGAGACGGCGGAAAAGATTTTTCGTGTCTGCTCACCCTCAATAGATGTCCCGCGGGCCGCGGCTGCAAATTTGGAATATGCAAGGGCGGTGTCATTGAGATTCAACCCCAGGCGCTGCGATTCTTCCCTTACATATTGGAGTTCACGGGCCGCTTTATTGGAATCGCCCACCGATGAGGACATGGCCGAATTGATCCGTTCCATCGCCAGGGCCGCATCAATAAGTTGCTTCCCGCCCGCGAGGGCGCCGTATGCCACCGTAATCGCCGACGTTACCGAAAGCCAGTTTTTCCCAAGTTTTTCCAGCAGGGAGATTTGCCGCCCGTACTGCTGCTCATCAATCGCCTTGAGCTTCGTATTCATGGCCTCGTGAGCGCGGATGATGTCGTTGGCCGTCGCGCTTGCGGATTTCTTGATGAGGGTATAGGCATTTTCGGCGGAGCGCCGCTGTGCATCGAAATAGGCATCGGATTTCGTCCCCAAGGCCCGCCAGGACGTTTCGATCCCCTTCGCCGTGGCCGTTGTGCTGGTCAGGGTTTCGCTTAGCTTCTGCTTGTAAACCTTGTCGTCAAGGGATAGCTCGACAAATACTGTTCCGAGATTTGACGCCATTATCCGTTCTCCACGATATTCTTCACTTTCGATTTAACGGCATTAAACGCCGGACGGAGGAAAGGCTTTGCCTTCATCTTGACGGTGCCATATTCAATCATGTGAGCGTAGAACGCCCCGCCTTCGGCCCTGCGCTTCCGGTTCCCGGCATAAACGCGGACGTTCAATTTCGGATCGCCCTTGAGCCGGACAACGCGGATGGTATTCTTGAGCGTGCCGGTATCCACCGGGACAAGTACCCGCGCCCGTTCCGCGACCTGCTCCGCCGCAGTTTCCAGCCGGTCGAGGGCCTTCTTTTCAATCGCCGCCGTGATGGGGCCGAGAGGGTTCCATTTAACTTTCATCCTTCGACCTCATCTCATGCCAGAGCCGCATGACGCGCCCAAGGCACCGCTGCTGATCCTTGACGCCGTAAATGTCCATGACATCCCTCACCGCCGGGATGGACAGGGTAACTATGCACCGTCCTTTTTCGATCTCCGCCGATACGACCTGCCCCCGAACCATCATAAATACCGCCCCGGCTTCCTCATTCTCCGGCAGGAGGTCCACCCGGCACGTCTCGCAAGGAGGGTTGGCCGGGGGAGTCCGGGCCGCATATAGCTCCTGGCATTGCGGGCAGGTATGGGCATAGTCGTCATGCCATACCGCCCACTCAATCAGTTTTTTTCCGCGGCCTCCGCCCGTGCTTCTTCCGCCGCCTTGAGAGCCTTTATCCCCTCTTCATAGACCTTGACAAACTCAGACACCCGCATCATCAGCAACACCTTGTGCTCTTTGGTGACGGGAATGGGTCGCTCATCGCGGTCAAAGATGCCCTCCCATCCTATGATGGTTCGGTCCCACAGCATTTCATTCCAGAGGTCGTTGTCAAACTCCTGCCCCTCGAAACGCTGGTATTTGCCATCGAGCTTGGGATATTCAGGGACAGTCTTCAGGCATGCCTTCCGCATGTCCCTGATGTCGGTTATGTCCAGAAGGCGGAGATGCACCCGCCCCCCGCCTTCCAAATCAAACCAGCCGCTTTCGGTTTTTTCGTTGAGATCAACGATCATAAGACACCGCTTTCGCGTAATAACTATTCACGCGCTTTCTGCCCAATGGGCGGGTAAGGTTCATTAACTGCCGGTCCCGACCTGCTCCATCTTCTTGCCGGAGACCTGCCCCTCAAAGCTGATGGTTCCCATGCCGCTACGGGGCAAGGTGATTGCATCGCACCGTGTCACCAGGATTTCGCCGCCGGAAGCCACGCGCCAGAACGTCGAGGTGTTGGCATAGAGATAAAGGTTCGTGATACCGGCCCCCTGCGCTACCAACGCCTGAATGGCCTTTTGGCCGTTCGTGTCCGCCGGATCGTAGTTACCCCGGAAGGAGATGGTCCCCGGATCGCCAACGCCGTCGGCGACATATTCCGCGATGGTATCCCCAAAAGCCGCATCCTTCTTGATGGTCGCCATGCTGAAACCGCTCATGGACCATTCCGTGATATTGGCGAGAGTTACCGAGCCCAACATCACTTTGCCGCCCTTTCCCGATATTTTTGCCATTGCCTGTTACCTCCTTATGCCGCTGATGTTGCAAAGTTCAGGTCTTCTCTCGAAAGCCCTATTGCCGTTGAATCAAGTCTCGATACCTCGTGAAATCGGTCATACAGCCACTTGAAATTTTTGATGAACAGGTCGTCCGGAACCCAGGAAAACGGCCTCGTGCAGTAGTGTTCTGCGAAGGCGTCGATAACCCAGGCCGTGCCGCCGCTCGCCCATGCCTGCAAGACACAGAGCGTGCCGTACAGGTCGAAGCCGGCCATGGTCTCGTCGAACCGGAACTTCTTTTCCAGGTTCACGATGATGCAGCACTCATCGAAACAGCACGCCGGGTGCGGGAAGTCGTGGATGTGCGAGGTGTTGAAATGCAGCGGGATTCTCATATCGTGGAACTTCCCGCAAATGAGACCGTCCGGGTCCTTCCCGATGATGCCAGCCACTACCCATGAATCGGGCAGCAGAGACAGTTGCCCTCGGACCTGGGCCAGCCAGCCGTTGCGGTAGAACATATCCTGATGGGTCAGGACGCCCACATCGGCCCCTTCCTCTTCCATGACGGCCAGGAGCTTATTGAGTCCTATCGTGGCGCTTTCGGGGTTCTGAATGAAGTGCATCTTCCCTTGCAATTCCGACTGCCGGAGTACCATGTCGAGGCGCAACATATCGTTGACCATGACACCGAATGAAATCTTGAGCCTATCCGCATCGCGTCGAGGGGCCGCCTTCCCGGGCCCATCTTGCAGGTATCGAGCGGCGATCTTCCGGGCATCATGGTTATGGGCAGCATACTTGTGCAGGATCATAGAGTCTATCGGGTTGTATTTGTCCACCTGAGCCTGTATCCATTCATGCGTGAGAGGCACCCAATAGCGCCGCCCGGAGAAGTTGCACTTCGCCATTTCGCGGACATTTTCCCATTGAACATAACCATCACCGTAAGCGCCGATGTAGTGACGGCAATCCGCCACGATGACCGGCCTCCCCTGTGCCATCGCCTCCAAGGCCCCCCGGCCCAGAGAAATTACGAGGTCCGCCCATTCAATCTGATCTTCAATCGGGGCGTCGGGGCTGGAAATCCGCAGTTCATATTTCTCTCCCAAAAAGGCGAAGGGGTCGGGGTCAGGCGTCCCTTGCCTGATTATCAGGATCTTCCGCAGCTCATCCCCGGGCCTGGTCCGCTCGTGGATCCTGATCGGCTGCCCGATCACTTCGCTGTCAATTTCGGACAATCTCAGATTGTGACGGCGCACTTCCTCAGAGATGGAGACATAGCGATCCGCCCCCAGGGGAAAATTTTCGTCGGGGATGAGGCCGTGGGAAACATAGATTTTCCGAGCGGGATTGCCACGGATCGCGGAAAACTGCTCGTGATGACTGCAAATGATGAGGTCAAAATAATCTCCTGCAACCGGGGCGGGATCGGTTGTGGCCGTGACATGATGCCCCATGCCGCGCAGGGTATCTGCCAGGCAGCGCATGAAGCGGGACGATCCCCCCTCTTGCGCTGCGCCGGATACATATCTTGCGGTAATCAGTATTTTCATCGAAACGCCGCATCCTTTCCGCTGCCGCTCATGATTTCTGTATGATTGCCTCGTAATCCACCGCCCAATGTTTGACGGTCTGCTTGCCCTCCGCCGTTTCTATCTCATCCGTCATCGTTACCAGGTTTTGCCGTTCCATGACGATCATGCTATATCCGGTAACGGTCAACTGCGCGTCGTCATAGAGGGCCGTCAGATCGTTAAACATGTCTGTTATTTCCGCCGCCCCGGAAGATGCCGAAAACAGGGAAAACTGAATCGTGACGCTCTCCCCATGCCTATTGAAAACATTATCCGGAACGCCGGAGACGATGAAAAACACGACATAAGGAAACTCGCAGCCAGGCGGAGCCTCATCAAGGTAAATCCGCCCCCCGACATCGGCAGACAGCGCCGAGCCGGAGATTTTCCCATAGATGGCGGCAAGCAAAGCGTCCATTTATCCGGTCTCCTTCGCCGTGATGTCCAGGAATCGCCTTCCCGGCCCCAGGTCCACCGGGATCGGCGGGCCGATGATCGCCAGGTATTTTCCGCCGTCCACGATCCGCCAGGAGGCCCGCACATCCGCCCTGTAACGGATGCGGTAATTGATCATCAATATCCCGGTCTCCTTCATGGCCTGCACCGCCTCATCTGAGCGGTGGGCCGTCTTTTTCGCCCATACCGTCGCCGCCGTGTTCCATGTTTCCGTCCGGCCCCCCATCGAGTCCATGACGATGGTTTTGTATTGCAGCGTGATGCGATGATTGATCTCGCCGATGGTAGCCATCTCAGAACTCCCAGGGCAGCACAGCGGATGCCAACAGCGACTTGACCGCCGGGTTGGTCTGGTATGTCTGCACGCCTGATTTCAATACCGCCCCCTCCCGGTTCTCCCACAGGTCGGCCAGGATCAACTTCAGGGCGGCGATAATGGACGCCTTGATCGAGGCCGCCGCCGTCCAGCCGCAAACAAACTCAATCGTGATCGGATTCGAGGGCCAGAGAGTCGCCGACGGCCATGAGACGCCATAGGGAAGCACAATTCGCCCGCACTGCTCTCCGTTCGTCTCTACCAGGTAATCTGTCGCGACGGTCATCGTGGTTTCCGTGCCGGCGCTGTCCTTGTATTTGACGCTCGTTACCGATTGAAGATTTCCAAAGGGCAACCGGATGAAGTCGCGGTCCGCCGGAAACTCATCGAGGTAGGCATACCAGGTCTGAGTAAGAAGCGCCCGGCGGGTGATGTCTTCCACATGTTCCCGGGCCGACTGAATGAGAGAGGTCAACAGATCGTCTTCCGTCGTGTCGGCGTCATAGACCAGGATGTCGGCCCCGAACTCGCAGGCCGCAACCAAAACCTTGGCAACCACCCGGATATAGGCTTTCGTGCCGGTATAGGCTTTCTCCTGAATGGCGTTGTCATTCGCACTCGTCACCTGCGTAAATGCCCCGCCCGTCCAGTCGGTGTAGGTCACGTTGTCATCGCTTTCCTGAATCTTCGCATCAACGGTCCCGCTGGCCCCGACGGTCCCCGCGTTGAGGTTGGCAATAGCCGTCTTGCCCGCCACAGAAACGCCCGTTCCGGCATGGGTCGTGTAGTTATTCGCCACGGCATGAGAGCCGGGAAGGATGCTCTGGTAAGTCGTCAGATTATCGGCCAGGGCGCCGCTATCAAGGCGCAAGTGCTCCTTTGCCTGGGCCAGGGTGATCGGCTCGATAGTCGGCGCCGTCTTCAGGACCGTCAGCATGGCGTCACTTCCTGCCCGCGAGAGCTTTGATGGCGCTGTAAATCGCCTGGAAAACGCTGTTTGCCCTTACCCCCGGAATCAGGGCCAGGGCCTCAGATACGGCAAACAGGGCCGCGACAATGACGGCGATGGTGTCGCTGTCCATGATGACCTCCTTTAGTCTTCCTGCGCCTTGGCCTGCGCCTGAATCTGGTTGACCGCGGCAATGGCGTCGTCAATAAACCGCTTTGCCAAAGGCGCCAAAAACGCCCATTGCGGGTTATTCTTGGCAAAAGCGCCCTCGACGCCGGACACAGCCACCTGCGCCATGTTCATGACGATGGCGGCTTTCTCGGGTCCGCTGTCCGGCTTGCCGTCAAAAAGCTCCTCCACGAAGGGGATCGCCTTGACGATCACGTTTGCCACCGTCGCAATCAATGAGACAATCGCTGCAAATTCCATTTCCTTTACCTTTTGCCTTTCCGGCCTTTACCGGCCTTCCGTTTGATCCGTTTCTCTTTCCTCGCGGATTCCTTCCGCCGCACCGCCCCCGTCTTCATCCGAATCTCTGTCAAATCCCCGGACGGGCGGGCCGCACTGATTCAGAAACCAGCCCAGGTAAATCAGCCATGCGTAAATCCAGGCGTTCATGCGTAAAACTCATGAGCACCCACTTTCTTGATGAAAGTCATCCCTTTCCACCATTCCACGCCTTTCTTCGCCGCCGTGGTCAGGTATTGGCAACAATGGGCGGCTGCTAAATCCGGGTCGCGGGGAATCGTGCCGTCAATCAGGCCCCGCGCTATGCCATGACACTCTTGCAGGGGCAGGCTGCTGAAATAGTAATGATCCCAATTCTCGGCGATGCGCTTCAGGACCGCCCGGTTGGGATCGCCGGGCAGGTAGATCGAAAACTGATAGGGCCATAGGCAGACATCAATGATATTGTCTCCATCCCAGGCCCGATGATCCACCCGCTCAAGAATGACGGAGCCGACGGCGATCCGCCCGGCCCGCTTCTCCCCCCGCGCTTCCCCGTAGATGGTCAGCGCCATGATCTGATCCGGGGCCAGGTGGCCGAAGTCGTCAATATTGGCATCGTAGAGCTTTTTCGCCGCCGGTTTCATTTCTTTCGCCCTATGCCCCCCATTTCAGGCCCAAGGCAGCCGCCAGGCCGCCGAGAATGCCGCCAAGGAAAGAGAAGCAATTTGACCACCGTTCCAGTTTCCGCAGCCTTTCATCCATGCTCTTGAGGGTGTTGAAGATGAGCCAGTCCCGGCGCTCCGGGGTCATTTCCTTCCAATCCTTTTCATCTATTACCAGGAATCCGTTCGCCATTTCTCCCGCCATCCCCTATCGCTTCAAATAGAGCACCGTCGTGCCGGATTTGCCGCTTCCGGCGTTCGTCACCGTCAGGGTGATTGCCCCCGCGATGGGCCGGGGACCGTAAAGCGCCCCGATGTAAGGGGTAGCCTGTTCCGTATTGGCCGAATCCCGGTTGAGCAGGACGCCGCCCATGAGATCAGCCCCGTTCTCATCCGTCACCACAATGTCATAGTTGTCATCGGGGTAATCCGTCGCATCCGGGGCGGTAACGGCCATGACGACATACTTCCCGGCGATCTGGTCCTTGATCGTGGCCCCGGTCGCATCGGAGGCCGTCCCGGCACTGGTGGTGGTCCAGGCGAAGGTGAGGGTCGCCATGTTTGTCGGGCCTTCGCTTGAATAGATGGGCGAGTAGGTTTGAGTAACCGTCCCGGTCGCGGCAAAAATAAGGCACGGCACCACCAGGGCCGCCAGGATCGCCATGATGATAGATTTGCGTCGTTTCATACCGTCTCCTTGCGCTCCCGTTCCATGAGAGCGATGATGATGATAGCCAATAGGGCCGTTGGGGTTGTATGCAGGGCATGATTGCCGATCATGTTGATGCAGAGGATCAGGAACGCCGTGAACAGCATCCGGTTGTCCCGGTAGGCCGTCAGGATGTAGCCGGTCATGATGCCCAGGCCGACAGAACCGTAGTTGAACAGCGTCCAGGTATATTCATTATGGGGCGTGTTCCCTGCCTCCCAGGTGATGCCGGGGCCGAAGCCGAACCAGGCCGATTTCCAGGACGTGCCGACCTTCTGCATGATGTCCGCCGCAAACTGCCAGCGGTCGGCCTGGAAGATGTGCTGGTAATCGAAAAAGTAGAGATAGCCGGTCCCGGCGATTGCCAGGCAGAAGAACCCGATCCACCCCCCGAAGTAGAAGGCCGCTCCCATCGCCGCCGCAAAGCACGCCGCCGAAGTATGGGCAATGATAAGTCCCAAGATGATGATGGGAAGGCAATAATGCCAATTCACTTTGAAAGAGAATGCCCTACCATGCCATTTAAGGGGAAAATATATGCGAGGGCGACAGAAGTGTCGGAAATGCGATACGCGGAAAAAGAACGGCATCGAGATAGCCAAGAAGGCCCCCAGGAAGTTTTGATTCCCCAGGGTGCCCGTCGGAGTCGTAAAGGGATTTTCGCCCCGGACGATGACGATGCTGCTCAGAATCGTGGATATGGGATCACATCCGATGACCTGAAGAATCCCAATGATGGCCTGAATCAGGGCGGCGATGCAAATGACATTGAACCATGTCTGCTGCGGGAAAGTGCTATGATAGACGGCCAGGAGGGCCACCATGCCAAACATCAGGAATAGGGCCGCATCTATGGCGACGGCATGAAGCTCCGGGATAGCCGCCCCGATCCAGACCCGATACATCACAAAGAGCCACCATCCCGCGACATAGAGACCGAAACCACGGCACCAGAGGGAAGGGAGGGAGAGAGACAGCCCCACAAAGCACACCCACATGAGGGCATAGACATGCCCCTGATGGATCACCGAAGACATGACCCCGAAGGGGACCAGCAGGAGGGCACACAAGGCCACGATGGACGCCGGACGGGTCATGATTGCCTCAATGCTGGTATTTTCAATGCAGTTACCCATTCCATCATCCCGGTTTACCGAATCCCCGGCGGGATTGAACCGCCGGGGACTAAACAAGGTTAATGAGTCGCGTCCGCCGTCGCACGGACATAATCGGTGCCGTCACACATTACCACCGCCGTTTTACCGCTGGCCACAGAGACACCAGTCCCCCCTGATGCCTTGATGGTAACGGCCACGTTTGAGGCATTGCGGAAGAGCTTGACCGTCCCCGCCGAAACATATTGATCGACAATAGACGGCGTGCCGGAACCGGATGAAACCACCAAGATCGCGGATTTCGCCTCGGTCGCTGATAGCTCCCAATCTTCACCTGCGGTGAACGCCTTTGACGAGACGGCATACTTTCCCGCGGTTACGTCATTGATCTGCGCCGCCGTGGCGGTAATGGCCGTGCCGCCGATCTTGAGGTATCCGCCGGATTCAATATCAATCTCCCCGCCACTCTCCACATCAAGGGAGCCGCCTGACGCCACAACCGCCCGATTCCCGCCTTGCTGCACATAGAAGCCGGTCGTATAGGTGTTGTCAGCCGCCCATACGAGGCCCGCAATAAGCAGCAAGAGGGCCGATATGATGGATAGGTATTTTTTCATGTCATTCACTCCTTTTGATTGGCCGGGCATGAAAAACCCGGCCATGTTGTCAACTCTCAGCCGATGGGCGGCCTATCCAGTGGATGTCCCTTGACCAGCGAAATCGAGATCGGGCAAGAGCACGTTCCGGTTGCCGTGATGACGATCTGGAGATAGCGTTTCCCGCCGATATAGCCGAAATGATACAGCGTCTCATCTTCATCCGTCGCGTCGATGGTCAGAATCACGCCGCTGGACGGGGTGACGCCAAGGACATCGGCCTCGGTGACATTCGCATAAGTAGTGCCGTCATCGCTATGCTGGAGGGCGAACGTCAGGTAATTGGAGCCGCTGAGACCACCGGAACCGGCATCAAGGCCGATGTCAAAAACCAGCTCCGCCGAATTGAATCCGGCCAGGTCGATATCCGTGATCGTCTGCGTCGCGGATACCACGACGGCATTAAGGACGGATACGACATCAATGTTGTTATGTAGGTCTTTCATGGTTTTGCCTCCTGTATGGCTATGGGGCGGCGCTTATGCCGCCCAGATTAAGATCAGGTCGTAATCTTCAGGGCCTTGATCGCCTCATACATGATCACGCCGCCGCCGACACGCTTGGTGGTATAGAAGGCCACATAAGGCTTCGCAGAATATGGATCGCGCAGAACACGTATTCCGGTACGGTCAACGATCATGTATCCCCGCTTGAAATTGCCGAAAAATACGGGGTACTTGTTGCCACCGACAGCATCAACGTTGTCGTCAACCTCAATCGGCTTCCCCAGGAGCGTATCCGGGGCATTTTCGGCCAGCCCTGGCCGCCAGAGGTAGTTCCCTTCGCCGTCCTTCAACTTGCGGATCACGTTGACGGTCGAATCGGCCATGAGCCAAACGGCCCCATTGCGATAGACCGATTTCAGGGCGTGTTGGAGATCAATCAGTTTGTCCGGGTTATTGAGCAGGGAGCCATGGCCGCTGGCGATGTAGCCGATTTTCCCCCAGGAATAAGAGGAATTTGCAACCATCGTATAAGAGGCGATGCCCTTGGGCTTGGAAACGCCGTCGCCGGTGATGAAGGCCGAACCTTCTTCCTCATTGAACTCGGTGGCAACTTCATCGGCGAGCCATGCCGCAATATCAACACGGGAATCATCGAGAAGGGCCTGCGTCGCGTAGGGCATCGCATAAATCTCTTTGGTGTTGATGGCGATTTCCTTGAGGGTCGGGGTAGTAGTCTCAGCTCTGGCACCCATCTCAGCCGTCCATCCTGAAGTCGATCCGCCCTGATTGACCAGCCTCTTGTATTCGCTGGTTCCGATTGCCCGGACGGTAGAAATACGGCGCATGGCAGAAACGGTCATTGCCACTCGTTCAATAGCCGCCTCCACCTCTTCAGGGACCGTGAACCCGCCCGCGGTATCATCGGAGCTGTTGGCCGATGCCTGAATCTCAAGGGACTTGATGTCTCCCTCCACGCCCTTACGAAACCACGATTCGAAGGCCGCCTTGTATCTCGCCTTGATCGGGTCGCTTCCATCACTTCCGCCGCCACCCCGGAAGTCAGCCCGGGCAACCACCGTTTCCAGTGTTTCAAGCTGCCGTTTCATCGCGGATATTTGAGAGATGTGCTCATTGACTTTTTCCACCTTCTCGATAAGCAGCGGGTCTGCATGGCCTCTGGCCTCAATCTGTTTGATTCGGGCATCATTTTCCGCCTTGAACGCCTCAAATGCCCTGCCCAGGGATTCAATCATATCTTTAATTTCTTTCATGGTTTATTGTCCTCCTGTAAATAAGTATTCCAATGATTTTATTGCAGTCTTCAGGCTTTCAGCATCCCGCTGATTGCCTCCCATGTCGTGGCTGCCTCCCGCAGCTCTTGACGCCGCATATTTCGCAAAAGACCGACTGCATCCTGCATCCCGCAGGACACGTTCAATCTCTCTTTCCGTCATTTCTCTGCCGCCCTCGGGCTGCGTCTCAATCCCCTCGGGGACATTGGCAAACATGGATAGGTCAAAGGCCGCCTTGACAGCCTTGCCGTCAACGATTGTATCAATGAATCCCTTATCCATTGCCTCTTTTGCGGTGAACCATGTTTCATTCTTCATCATCTCCCTGAGTTCTCGCTTGCCTACATTGGAATTTGCCGCATAAATATCCACCATATTGCTGCTTATTTTCCCAAGAATCTCGGCGATCTCCCGCAGATCATACTGATTGCCTGCTGAATATACCCACGGCTCATGTATCATCATCATGGCATTGCGATATGCCTGGACCTCCTTGCCGCCCAAGGCAATGAAGGAGGCGGAAGAAGCGGCGAGGGATTCAATCCGGGTGATTATTTTCGCCTTATGGGATTGCAGGGCGTTAAAGATGCTGATGGCATCAAAGACATCCCCACCGGGCGAATTGATGCGCACGGTAATTACCTTTGCGGAAATTCCCGATAGGGATCGCACAAACTCACCGGCATCGTTGAAGGGCCAGCCTATCAAGTCATAGATCAGGATTTCCGCCTCATCATCAGAGAGGGCTTCAATTTTGTACCAATCGGCACGGTCGAGGGACTTATTCCAATATCGGGCCGTCGCCTCAGCCGTTCGCTGATTTCGATATTTAAGGTTCATTCCTCTTGGCCTCCTTGCTCTGCCGAGCCTGTCTGTCTGACGGTGCTTGTCCTTGTTCTGTATTCATTGCCGCCGTCATAGGGGTTCATGTCTTCAAGTTCCCGGCATTCATTCGGGCTGAGAACTTCAGAGTTGATCATGTTCCGATAAAATTCGGCTCGGTCCTTCATGCTGCCGCGCATGAGGGCATTGACGTTAAACTTGAAATAATACCTCTGGCGCTCTTCCTCTGTCAGAATATCCCGACGGAGGGCACTTTCGTAATTGACGTTATCTATCGAAAACATCTGATAAAAAAGCATGAACTGTTCCGCACTGGCATAGGTCGGTTCCTTATCTCCGGCATTTATCAGCATGAGGGGCACACGATAGAGGCCGCAAATCTGCGCATCGGTGAGCTTCATCTGTTCAATAAATTGGGCGTCAACGAGCTTGATCTCCGGGAAGGTTGCTTTCATGCCCTCATCAATCAACATCATCTCCCAATGCTTTCCGAGTCCTTGGTATTTCTCCGATAGTGCGGCTTTCCTGTTTGCATAAGCTGCGGCGGAAAGCGTAAGAGGATGCTCAAATATGACACCCGGACGCATTCCTTTCCCAAAATATTGAGCCAGGAATTGACGGCTGGCCTGCCGCAGGCCGATAGTCTCACGGGCATATTCGATGGGGTTGACTCCAGAATAGCCGTTAAGGGTCAATCCGCGTAGATGCAGCACTTGTGAACCGTTGAGGTGGCGTATGGAGCCGTCTGGGAATCTTATTTCATAGTCAAGGGAATAGTCGGGGTTTTGGGTGATTGAATGAAGCATTTCCGATGTAATCGGCAATAACTCCCGGATTTGGTCTCTGACCATGACCTTATAGCAAACGAAATTTCCCCGGAGGGAAATGTACGCCTCGGCCATCCCCCAGAAGTCGGGAGCAGACATCCATGAGTTAGGCTGATGCAGGAGCTTCTCATAAAGATAGAAGTTTTCTGCTTTTGCGATTCTGCCATTGTTGCGCTCCATGATATGGCAGGGGATTCTTTGTAGGGTGGCGGCCCGCATCCTCACACAGTTTTGGACCGTTATCAGCCGCATGGCCGTATCGGAAGTGACGGACACGCCCGAGGCAGTAGTGCCACCGCCATAAATGTCCAAAATAAGGCGCTCCAACGTCGATGGTATAGCCGCGTTGGGACGCCCCGCCAAGGCAGAACCTATATTCTTGAAATAATCAATAATTTTCACTTCATAGCCACAACATCACAAAATTAAGGTTGCAATATTTTATGATATTGTGACAGATTGAAGAATTTTATGCTAATCCAAAACGGACAAAAACGGACGTATTAAGCCTATTTTTTATTCGACGGGAGAAGATTCTATTTTCGGGAGGGATTCGCGGGGTATCCTGAGCAGGCCCCCGGCTATTTTTCGCGCCTCCAGTTTCCCGGAGGCGATCCAGCCACGCACAGTTTTTACACTCACGGAATAATGTTTTGCAACCTCATCGGGCCGTAGAAGGGATTTATTGGGCAGATCGCTCATTACGCCTCCTAAAAGCTCATAATCCCCGGTTCATCGGGGACGTGCTGCATCCGCGACGCCGGATTCATCGCCATAAGCGCCACGGCATTGAATAATGCCATGAGAGGGTCGATCTTCCCGGAACCGCTGGCCTGCTTGGTGATCAAAATAGCGTTACCTTTGGGTTCGACGCGTGCATTGCCGACGCACCAAGTCATCATCCGGCTGCCGCAATGAATGATTTCCTTTGCGGCTATCTTCCGCTCGGTCGTTTTGATCGCACCATTGAGCCGCCATCCCTGGGGGATGCCAACGATCCGGCTGGTTTCTATCGCAAAGTCGCCATTTTCATCGCCGCCCTCCAGTTCGTCAATGATCGCACCAATGCCGGATTGATCCACGCCGATCCTGTCCAGGAGGCCCGCCTTCTCGCATCGGCGCACAACATCGCCGAATTGCCGCACATCTTGCCCGATTTCATCAACAATGGTCAAATCACCGTCCTTCTCGAAGTCCCGATAGCGCGGGGCCTCAGATTTTCGGCGTTCCAGGGCTACACGGTGGCACCAGGCATGACACCAGACAATCCACGCCCCATCATCTACCCGCCGCCCCAGGACACATGCTCCCAGGAGGTCATCAAGACCGCCACCGTCCACGCCGACAACCACCACCTCGCAGCATTTGAGGATCGCTTCCAATGTCGCCGCCGAAGTCTCTGTCGATGCCTCTCCCCAAAAGTCCGCTCCGGCCCACCGTTGAGATTTAAGAGACAAGGCCATCTGTATATTCAGGTGTTTGGCAAGGAAATTTTGCACTGATTCAGGCCCCGCATCCTCAGCCTTCTTGAACTCCCGGATCAGGAACTTTTCATCTACTGATGCCCCAAGGTTCGGATTTGTGACGAACCACCATTTTTGATCGAGATAGGCTTTCTCTTTGAGCAGGTATTCTGGGTATTCGTAGATCACGGGAAGGAAACTGTTGTCATCTATACGGCCATCCCGGACACCGCGGGCATATTCCAGCTTCTGTGCGAATACTCCCGCAGGGGCTTCGTCCGATTGTGTTGACAGCCAGACAACGAACCCCTCCGGACGTGATGCCAGGCCGCCATAGGCTTCCCGGAGCATACTTTCGGCATTGGCACGCTTGCCGAATAACCACGCCTCATCAAGAAGAACGCCGGTCGCCTTCTTGCCGCCGACGGTTTCGTCGTCCGCGGCGATCACCTTCAGGGTCGCCCCGGTGCCGCGATGGGTGATCTGCCGGAGATGATCCTGGACATGGAGCAGATCGGAAAGCTGCTCATCCGCCCGCACCATGTCCCGCGCCGGATTGAAGCTGTTGGAGGCGATCTCAACCGTCGGGGCCAGGATCAGGAATTCCGCCGAGTCGCGCCAGTTGCGGATAAGGGCCGTCAGCATCACTCCTGCTGCCGTGCTTGACTTGCCGTTCTTTTTGCTAATCAGCAGGAAATATTCAGATATTAGCCGCCTGCCCGCGTTTTCTTTTGTCCCGCCCTGGTCGGGGCCCGGGTCATAAGCTCCAAAGATAGCGGAAACGAAGTCAAACACCCATTGCCGGCCCACCTCGCCATAAGTCGGACGCCCCAGGACATCCACAAGGTGGAGGCGCTTGAACACGGCAAGGGCTTCCGCAGCCTCCCCCGGATACAGCGGGGGCGGGATCAGGGATTCTCCGGCGAGAATGCGGCGCTGCCAATCTTTGCAAGCCGTTGACCACTGCATCACTTCTTCACCGCTAACGGTATGTCTTTTCTGCCATTATTTCGCCTCCGCTATTCGGCCCTCCTCTAATAACTCTTCGCATATTTCGTCCACAACGTCCTCGTCTATGCGAAGATCAACGGAGATCTGAAAAGAGTTAATGTTTTCGCCGTGATGAGCAGAAAAATAATCGGCGATTTCCTTCTTGGCCTGATCGTGCGTAATATCGCGCAGTTCGATTATATCATTATCATCATACCCGATGGCATTCGATAGCTTGGCGATCATTTCCCTATGTTGGGCATGGCCCGCAATTAATCATCATCACTTCACCACCTCCAATTTCGGCGGCTTGCCCGGAGCGAATATTCCTGATGCCGCCCGCTTCGCCCGCTCCTTCGCGTCCTCTTTCTTCCCCGGCCCATCGCCCGCCCGCGGGTGCAGGTAAGGAGCAGCCAACGATGCCGCCCGGAGACGGGTTTCTGTGTCCGCCGTCGAATCGTTCATGATTCTGATCATGTAGTCCAGGGGCGTCATGACCTCCGCGTTTCCGCCGGTAAAATTTCCTACACCCTCCTTCCGTTCTGCCCCGGCTACCTCCGCCTCCAGGTCGGCCAAAATCTGCTGCATCATCTTCTGCTCAGACACAGACAGCGTTTCCCCGCGGCTCAGGCGCTTCAGGAAGTCATTGTACAGCCGTGCCCGGACCCGGCGGGTCGTCTCAGGACTGACCATCTCGCGGATTTTCGCCAGAGCCTCATCTTCAGGGGATGGTAAGGACGGAGGGGCCGCCTTCTTCTTGCGCGACCAAGTACGTGTCGGCTTGCGCCTGGGGCCGCTGTCTTTCGCGCCCGGGGGACGCCCCGCGCCGGGCCTATAACCACCTCGTGGCATTTATTCAATCCTCCTGATTTCAATCCCCGGAAACGCATCGGTCATGCGCTGGAGGATGCAAGCGCAGAAATCAGCGCTTTGTTCGATTGCAAAGCATTTCATCTTTAGATTTTCGGCGGCAAGCATGGTCGTTCCCGAGCCGATAAACCCATCGAAGACGGATTCCCCCGCCTTGCCATAATCACCCATCATCTTGACCAAAAGGCCGACGGGTTTCTGTGTAGGATGCACCCGCTCTTTTTCCTTCCCGATCAAGCCGTTATATTCAAAATCATATTTTTTGACTGAATTTCTGGTGATACTTGTCCAAACAAGCTCACAGTCCCCAAAGGTCGGCATGGTATTGTTTTTATCCCATACAAGCCAATGATTGCCTTGCGGCAAAAGGTCGGAAAAGAAATTACCGCCGAAAATAAAAACCCGGTCGCTTAACGATAAAATCAGGTCAAAGGCTTCCTTCTCCGGCCTTGTCTTGTCCCATTCGCCGCCCTTATGCCTCCGCCGTGCGATAGGTTTTCCAAAGCCTCCAAAGCCTTCAAAGCCTTCAAAGCCTTCACCCCTATCAATTCCATACGGAGGATCGGTAAACACCATATCCGCCCTTTCTCCGCCCATAACCCGCCCCACGTCCTCTTTTTTCGTCGAGTCCCCGCATAGGAGCCGGTGTTCCCCGATCTGCCATAGGTCGCCGGGGGCTACCTTCCAAATCTTATTAAGTTCAGCGGCCTTATCAATTTGGGGTTCGGCGTCGGCGGGTTCGCCGGTCGCCTGAGAGGAAAGCCAATCCTCCGGCAAATCTACCCCCCAATCTACCAGAGGCAGGTCGCTCCAAGATGAACTCAATAAATCCATATCCCATTCACCAAAGGCAGAATTGTCCTTGATAATAAACTCCCGCTTCTGTTCAGGCGTTAGGCCGGTGACGATCTTTGCCGTGCATTCCTTAACCCCGGACTTTTTAAGGGCAAGCAGGCGCATATTGCCGCCCAAAACGGTCATGGTTTCGTCAACGACAATCTCCCGGAGTTTCATCATGTCAGGAAATTCTTGGAGGGATTTGACGAGACGATCCATCTCGACATTGCCGATCCTCCGGGGATTGTCAGGATTAAGTTTAATTTGCGACAATTTGACAGTTTTTATGCTTATTTCAATCATTTTATGTCATCTCCGCTCTTTTCGGGGCCGGTATTACAAAATCTTACCGGGGGAAATAATCTCCAAATGAGAGCCAACGCGGTTTCCGGGCTTAGGGGCCGGGAAGAATGAAGGGGGGGGGGGATCGTTGGTGCATGTCACAATCCAAGGCTGGTAAACTGGGTAGTAGGGATAAGTAGGATAGATGGGATAAGTAGGGTAGAGCGGATACTGCCGGTCAGGAATCGCCGCGATCTTCTGACGCCATTCACAGAGGTCCTTCATCAGCTCCACCTCCCGTTCCAGTAATTCAACTCGCTTTTTCATGTCTTTTAACGAATCACTCATAGCTCCTCCTCCTCTGGGTTGGGTGTCGTTGCCTGCTGGTTAGTAGGCTCCCTCACGGTATAGCCGGCCCTTTTCCTCTTCCGCCGATTTCGCCGCATGGCAATCACGGCATAATGCCTGCCGGTTCTCATCATTCTCAGCGCCGCCCAAATGCAGAGGCACGATATGATCTATTTCCAGGGCGCGACTTACTCGCCCGCATCGCCGACAGGTATAGCTATCTCGCAGCAGTACCCGCTCTCTGATGTGGGCGAGCCGTCGCCCTCTGATGCGATCTGCCGCGATGGTAGAAACGCGGTCATTGTCGAGGGTTTTAATGCGGCTCTTGAGGGTTGTGATCTTGCTCATACTGCAACGCCTCCCTATTCAGCTCTGAATCAGAATGGGATGGTATTGTCTGCAGAAGTGTCGCCCTTCGTTATTTCTGCCAGGAGGGCCTCAAGGATGCCGACGGCGGTCTTTTTGTCGCCGAGATTTACTTTTACCGGCCAGGCTTTTTCTTGGTATAAGTCTTTGCCTTTGCGGTACTTAGCCCAGACGGGCCTGTATTCTCCGTCGGCACCTTCCCGCATTGCCTGGAGAGAGTATGTTCCTTTGTATTCTTCCAGTCCGATTCCGTCGTATTTACTCGTTCGGTATGTTCCCATGTATTTCCTCTGTTTTATTTAGTATTTTCATATCTTATATTCTTCCGATATTGTATAGTTGTCTTGATGCCCTTCAAAGAGTCCGAAGACATAAGAATAGGGGACACCATGTTCTTTAGCAATCCTGCGCATCATCAGCACTTTGGCCTGCTCTGCGGAGTAGGCACGAAGGTAACGGACGACGATCTGGTGTCGGAAGTTGAACACGCCGCGCCAGAGTCTTTTCGTTGCCGATTTCCGCTTAGCAATACCAGTCTCCTTCGACCTTGAAATGGCAGCCACCGCCAAGCCTCCATTTTCGCATCATGCCATTGGGGTTTATATTCTCGTGTTTCCAGTTCTTCGCCTTGGTGATCTTCAGCAGGCCGGGGGACATGGACAGGTAGAGGCGGGGCTTTTCCAGACCGCGCTGTCCTCCAAGACCTTCATCCCTGCCTTTCGGCTTCTGCAAGGCGATGACGGCAATCCCGCCTTCCAGCTTGTCGAATATTTGTTTGATGAGTTTGCCGACCTCAAAAAAGTTTTCGTGTATTTCAAGGAAGTCAATTATATTCACGGCGTTGGGCCGGATCATCGGCGCGAAGTCGGCGGCGCGTTCCTTCCAGGCGACACGCTTCCATTCGTCCATCGGGACGTTGAACTTTTCGAGGCGGGTTCGCAATTCGATGCGACCCATCTCTGACGAGAAGTAAACCACCTCGTGCTGGCACATATTGAGGCGGGCCAGGTTGAGGAGGAAGGCGGTCTTACCAGCGTCGGGTTCTCCAGCGACGACGATTATGTTCTTGGGGTAGGTGTTGACAAACTCGTGGAGACCGAGAGGATATTTGAGCGGGAGAGGCGTTACATCGGCGGACCAAATATCAATGTCGGCGCAGTCCTGCTCGATCCTGCGGAATGTTCCCTGGGAGATTCTTTCGAGTATTCCTTCCTTGCAGAGGCGGTGCAAAATTACCCGGCAATTTGTCTTGTCGTTGGCATGTAACAAATGTAACGCCTCGTAACACTCTGTAACGTAGATGTAACGCTCTTGTAACAAAACCCAGTCCCGGACCTCCTGATTCAGGTTCTGAATTTTGCGTTCTCCGCGTGCGTAAGCACTCTCAACTTTAGCGTATGCATCCTTCAAGTCGAAGGCTGGATTGCAGTTTTTTGCAATTATTTCGGCTATTTGGAATGCGTACTCTTTTTCGTAGCCGCCCTTGTAAAGGCAATTGAGCAGATGGAAGAGGTCGTTGTCTCTGGTGCCTTCTTGTAACAAATGTAACGAATGTAATGTTTGTAACGATGGGTTGTTACAAGGTACTTTATTGCTATTTATTTTTATTTTATTTATATATGCAATGGGCAGGGGGGGCAGGGGGATGTCGGCAATGCTGAATCCTTGTTGCCAGCGGTAGGGATTGCCTGTGCCGTTGTGAGATGGCGGAGCGACTATGTACCCGCCTTCGCCGCGGAAGTCGGTGCCGGGGATGACCCCAACCTTATTGCCGATCCCTGGAGTGTGCTTGCAATAGTAATGCTTGCCGCCGCGAGGTGTCGTAACAGTGGGGGCGAGGAATTGCTCCGGGAGGTATTGCTCGATGTTCTGTTGCCCTTCCTCGCTGTCGATGTCGATTACTGCCAGATCGCTGATTTCGCCGGTTACGATCCCGACGTTGGCGTCAGGGGTGTCCGTCCACCACTTCTTGATCTGTTCCGGGGCGGCACGTTCCCGCTGGTACTGCGCCCATTTACCGAGAGGACGCTTGTCCCCCGGCACAATTGGGATTACAGACAAACCCTTTTGCGCATACCAAAAAGCCCATTGCATCTTTACGTTCTTCTGCTCCAATTTAGTCCCCCTGCCTTGACTAATTCCTCCAATTGTGGGGCGGAAAGGCGGGGAGGGGCCGCCCTTGTCGGCACCGGCTGCCTATCCGCCATTGTCCAAGGTGTCCCATGCCGTGACCGCCAGTGCCAGGGCCTGCCACATGTCGCTCTTGATGCCGTAGGTCGGGCCCGGGGCCTTCTTGGTGCCCTGGGGGCCGATTACGTCCAGCAGGCGCTGCCGGATGTCGGCGTCCTTGGCGGTGTGCGAACCTATTAAGTATTTCTTTATAGTCATTCGGTAAATCAGCTTAAAATTGAGGGATTCTTCGGTGGCGGCCTGTACGAATCTGCCCGTCCACATGCAGGTATCGAATACTTCCTGGCCGACCCTCTGCCCGTAGCTTGCGACCCTCTCGACGGCCAGGAGGTCCACGTCCCATTCCGGGTCGGCGATGATCTTGAGCATCCGGTGGTTGTCCACCTTGTCGTAGTCCAGTATGCGCCGCCCGTCCCAAATGACGTAGGCGCTCTCATAGGTGCCGGGGTCGATGGCGAGGATGGTGGTGGTGGATGCGGTCATGTATTATTGCTCCTTATACGGTAGATTTTAAGCCCTTCAGCCATATATTTTTCCGGGATCAATAGATTCAGGGTTCCCAAATGTACATTTCCTAACTGTGTTCTCTGATAGGAACTTCAACGTCGTCCCCATACTCTATTGCCCTCATCTCCTCTGCCTTCACCTTCGCGTCGCTAACAATCTTGTGATGCTGTTTCAAGAGACGGGCGCAGTTGGGATAGTCAGGATTGTTCCAATAAGTACTTGAGACACAAAGCACACGTATATCTTCCAGAGCCTTTTCCGCGATCCTCAGCAGAGATGCCTTGAACGCAATGTCATCAACCAGACACGCCAGCTCTTGATTGTGTTCTCTTTGTTCTTCGGTTTTCATCGTCGTATCTCCTTGGTATCGCTTGTTTTTCGTTAAGCCAGCCGAGGACCTCCCAAACTGACCAACCTGTGATGTGTTCCATCAGTCCGACCGTAACCGCAAAGCCATCCTAAGGAAAGGGGAGAACGCAAAAATGATGGCCGTGGGGGTTGTCATCGGGTTTCTGCGTCCTCCCCTTCGTGCTTTTCGGGGAACAACAATTCCATCACCGTCACCGCCCCGCCGGTCGCCTCCTGGATACGGAGGGCGGTTTTTCGGGACGGATATTTCTTCCCCGCCCTGATATGCGAAAAAAGTGAGGGATGGACCCCCACTATCTCTGCAAGGGCGGTATCGGTTATTCCCTGCCTATTTTGCCAATCGGTGAGATTCATGGCTGGCATCATAAAGCATTTGTGACTGGGTGTCAAGGTAATTTGTTGTCCCTCGATGAACAGCCTTGTCAAATTTTGCTTGACAATAAGTCATGAATATCTTATGATGCCCTCCAACATAGCGAACCCCAAACCTACCCGGCCACCCCAAGGGCCGCGACCGAACGCCGAGGCGTCGGCAGTGCCAAGCAGGGCCGGGTGCAGGGTCGCCCCCGAAATCCTGGGCGGCGGGTAGTAGGGATGCCGTGAGGCGGCAGCGGAATCGTAAATGTAACGGGGAGGGAAGAAGCCATGGAAAAAAGAATCGACCGTTTCATGTCCTTCATGGACCGGGCCAGCGTCATCCTGGCCGTCGTCGCCGTCGCCGGGGCCATCGGCTATATCATCCTGCCCGCGCTGTGGGCGCTGTGGAGGTAGCCATGTGTTACACAGGAACTTGCCCCTACGAGGGGCGCGGCGGCGATTGTCGGCTGCCCGATTCCAGGCTTTCCCCTCCCCCGGGGGATGCCTGGTGCAGCGACCCGGATGAAGTTGAGGATGAGCCGGAAGACGAGAGCTTCCAGCGGATTGTGGAGGCTGTTGAGCGCAGCAATGCGCTGACGGCAGAGATCGAGGGAAGGAGGAACTTATGACTGGCAATGAAGACTTGACCGTACAATTTGGTGAAGATCCTCCGTGGGACGATCTTCCGCCTGTTGATCGGGAGAAAGCGAATAAAGAACTTGAGTCGTGGTTGATATTCGACTCCTGGACATGCCGCTTTTGCGGCGGGACATTCGCGGATCGTACACTTGCAATCAAGCACGCCATTGATTGCGATGATAATGAAGATGTGCATTCGTGCGCCACCTGTGCATCGTATGAGATCGGTGAGGACACGCGAGATGGATACCGTCACATCTGCAAGGGGAACCCAAAACGAATAGACACATGGATGAAACATTGCCCGGAGTGGATTGGAGCATAACGACGAAATCAGCCGGAGCGCAGCGATCGGCTGGATTGACGAACTTCATGATCAATGGAGAACTAAATGTCTTGTATAACGCCGGAGATCAGCGTGAGCGAGGAATGAACCAGCTTTCCATCGAAGACTATGTCAAGACGGCCAGGTAAGATATGAGGTCAACAATATGGCTAAGATGTCATCGCGCCTTGAAGGACCCCCGGTCAATCGAGATCGGGATGGGGAAGATATGCGCGGGTAAGGCCAAGGCAGAAAAAGCCTTGGAAAAGCAAGACGAACTGTTTGATTTTGACGCGGAAGAGAGAGAGTGATGGACATTGGATTGAACATAACCCGCGACAAAGGCTGCACCATCTACCTTCACGGCCTTCACCCCGTGGAATTGCGATGGGAGGCCGATTGTCACGGCGTCCAAGTGGAAACCTACAACAATGAAGGCAAGGAAGTTCTCGCTGCCAGGTATAAGATTGGCGGCATCGAGATAAGACTTTTCTCAAGAATGCGAATGAAGCGGGGGGACCTGAACCACGTCCGGCGCCGGGAGTTCCTGATGCGGCTAATCGCGGAGGAGTATGGCTATGATTGCCATATCCACAAGAATCCCCGCCGTCCCAACCCCGCCGTGTCGGGGGTGAACGAATGAGGGGCCGCATTTACGAGACGAAATGCACCGTCTGCGGCGCCGTGATCGTATCAAACCGCCTCGACCGTAAGGTGTGCTCCCCGGAGTGTCTGAAGGAATACCGGCGGCGGCTGGCGCGGGAGTACCAGCGGCGTCAACGGGCGACAATGATCTGCGCGTATTGCAAGCAGGAATTTATTCCGGCCAGGGCCGGTCAAATATACTGTCGCCGCAAGTGCGCAGTATCGGCAAAGAACGTCTTGAAAAATGCTTGGTATATTACGAACGACAAAAAACCGCTTCCCCTCGTCAGGGCGGCGGGCGGCCCGGCGACGCGGACCTGCCTATGCTGCGGGAGGCAGTTCGCGTCCTCATGGATCGGCAACCGGATGTGCGAGGTATGCCAAAGAAGATACGCCGGACGCGAGAGTGCGGCGGCGGAAGTGTGAGGAGGAGATGTCATGGACGGCCCGCAATGGCTGGAGGAAAGGCGGAAGTTGATTGGCGGTTCGGATGTGGCCGCCATTATGGGAATGAACCCCTGGAAGACCGCATACCGCGTTTACCAGGAAAAGCGAAAGGAGGTTGAAGACTGGCAAGGAAATGAAGCGACGGATTGGGGAAAGCGCCTGGAACCAGCACTTCGCCAATGGTATTCGGATGTCTCCGGGCGTCCGGTGCGCCTTCCCGACAAAATCATCGTAAGCGGCAAGTACCCATTCATGGGTGCATCCTTGGACGGATACACCGACGACGGGCGGATCGTGGAGATCAAGACAGCCCGGAACGGCAGGGGATGGGGGAATCCGGGAACAAATGAGATTCCCGATTGCTATGTCCTCCAGGTGCAGCATTACATGATCGTTACCGGTTTCGAGGTGACGGACATCCCCGTTTCCATCGCGGGTGGCCCCCCGGAGCTTTACGAAGTTCCCGCCGACAGGGAGTTGCAGGAAATGATCATTGAGGTCTGCGCCAACTTCTGGCGCCGGGTCCAGGAGGGCAACCCGCCCGATCCGGTCACCTATGCCGACGCCGTTGCCCGATATGGCAAGTCAAATGCCGAAGGGTCTGTTATTGCGTCCGAGGGCGCACTTGCAGGTGTCGCGGAGTTAAAGCACCTGATCGCCCAGCGCAAGGAACTGGAGGCGGTGGAAGAAGATGTTAAAGGCCGCATTATCCGGTTCCTGGGCGATACGGCGGACACATTGGTTGACAGCGCCGGGAATACGCTTGTCACCTACAAGCTGGCTAATGGCCGAAAGTCCTTTGACGCGAAGGCTTTTGAGAAAGACCACCCGAACCTGTATTTGAAATACATCAAAACCAGCGAACCGCAGCGCCGGTTCCTCGTTAAATAACGAAAGG